AATTAGTGGCACATGGGGCGTGATTGTTCAATCACCTAGTTATAGCATTGCTATGGCTTTAAATGATTCAAACATCATTTCAGCAATTCAAATTACGCCAGTAGACATTGCTAGCAGTTACAACATTGCAGAGGTTAAATTTCCTGATGGAACAAGTCAGGATTCTTTTAGTACTGCGACATACAACCTTGCAGTTCTTAATCCCGCATTAATGTATCCCAATGAGCCTGTTAACAAGCAGTCAATCAGTTTGCCATTAGTTAACAACGATGTTCGCGCTCAATATCTTGCAAACCGATTTCTAGAAAGTGGTCGGGAAGACTTGCAAATCAAACTGACAATTAACTATGTAGGCTTGCAGCTTGAAGCTGGTGACATAGTGTCAGTAACCAATACAAATTACGGATGGTCTGCAAAATTGTATAGGATTGGGCAAGTTGTAGAAAACTTTGGCGATGACGGCACAATAAGCGCTACTTTGTCGCTTATGGAATACAACCCTGCGATTTATGACGATATTTCAATAACTAAATTTACGCCAGCGCCAAACACCGGCATTAGTTCGCCATTAGGTTTTGGGGCATTGGTTGCGCCAGTAGTTGTAAATCTTCAGCCAACAATTGCAAATCCGTCTTTTGGCCTAATTATTACGGCATCGTCAGCGGGTATTATTCAATACGCTGAAGTTTACTATTCCGCATTTATTAACCCGACACCAAGTCAGCGTATTTTTGCTGGCACAACGGCGGTTAACCCCGGCGGCAATCCTTATGCGCCCAATTCCGCGATGGGAACAGTAACACTTAGCATCCCTTATGGCGATTGGTATTTTGCAGTTCGCATGGTCAATTCTTTGGGCAAAAGCGCGTTTTCGAATTCATCCACAATTTTGCGGTGGAGGCCAACAACCTTTCAATATGATGAACGCTATGCAGTAATTGCGTACGGCGATGATTTATCAGGTACGGGCATTTCAGCATTGCCAACTGGCAAATCGTATTACGGCATTTATAACTCGCCAACTTCTACTTATTCAGCAGTTGCGGGTGATTACACATGGTATTTTGCTGACCCTGCTTTTGGCACAGAAAACAATCTGTTTTACACAAACAGGCAAGGACGCAAATTTAGCTTTGCAACAGGGCCAGCAACTTTTGCAGCGGGTACTGCGCGATATGTGCCAGCTAATACAGCAATTTATGACCCGTCAATTTGGAGCGCATTGCAAAGCACAGTTAATTTTATTGACCTTGATGCGCGAACAGGGCAACTTATTGAAACAGGTACAACAAACATTGGTGCTGGTGAGATTGCGATTACAAACAACAGCAGCGGTAAGGTGGTTGCATCACTGGCTCAGTTGCTTGATTTTGGTTCTGGCATTTCGACACTAACAGGTTCGGCAGCTACCCTAACAATTGACATTTATGGGCGGGTGCTAGGTTTTGTTACGCCTGACAGTTTTTACTACACGCGCTTTGGTGCGGTTGCAACTTCTGGTCAGACAGTGTTTACACCAACAGCGCGGCAAGCAAATTACATTACGGGTATGGATTTAGTGTTTCGCAACGGTGTGTTGCTTGATACAACTGAATACACAGAAAACAGCACAACTGTAACGCTAGGAACGGGCGCAGTTCTTAATGATGTAATTGTTATTATTTCAATGCGAGCAATTAGTTCAGCAGTTTTTTATAGTCCGTTAAACATTACTGTTCAATCAGTTGCAACTAACATTGTGACTTACAACGCAGCAACTTTGCCGTATCAAAACATTGTTGCTGGCGACATTCACACTTTTTTAAACACAGGAACACCTACACAATACACAGTGTCGGCTTACAATTCAGCTACGCGACAAGTAACTTATTCAACAACAGTTACGGGTGTGGTTGCTGGTCAAACCTTTTATGAATATCGCTCAAATGGCTTTAGTTATCGGCCCTTTAGCAGATTTACGGCAAGTTTGACTGCCGCATCAACCTACACGCCAACAACATTTGCAATCCGAAGCGGATATGAAAAACCATTTATAAATGGGACATCACTTAACGACCAAGATTTTGATATTGCTGGAAGCGCAATAACAAACTTCCCATCAAATGTTACAGGTTTGCTTACAATAATTCAGTTTTCAGACAGTAACCTTACAGTGCCGATTGGAAACTCAAGCAGTGTGGCGGTTAACACAGTAATTTCACAAGCAACATACACATTTAATTATGACCAAAATGCGTTTGAGTTATACAACAACGGAGCATTACAAGTTCCAGTTTCAGATTACGATTTGGGAGCAGGGGCGTACACTTTGACAACAACGCCAACAACTAATTTAAACATTCTTCAACAAACAACATATTCTAGGACAGGGGCAGCGTAATGACACAAGCATTTAATCTTGCACTTTTTGCAAACAATGTAAACGCATCAGGCCAAGCGGCGGCTGGAACAAGTTTGACAGGTGCAGTACCGGCGGCTAACGGAGGCACGGGGCTAACAACATTGACGCTAAACAATGTAATTTTAGGCAATGGCACAAGCAATGTGCAGTTTGTTGCGCCAAGCACCACAGGAAATGTGCTCACATCCAATGGGACTACATGGACAAGTGCTGCTGCAGCAGGCGGCGCAACAAATGTACAAACCCTATTGGCTACAGGCACTTGGACAAAACCAACTGACGGGCAGACAATGGTCCTTATTCAGATATGGGGTGGTGGAGGTGGAGGGTCAAGGCAGACCACCGCCTCCTTTGCTAGCAGTGGTGGCGGCGGTGGCTATAACGAAGTAACTGTGCCAATTTCTCAAGTAAATACACAAACAATTACAATAGGTGCTGGCGGTACAGGCGCTACAGCTACTGGAAATGGCGGAGACGGTGGCACTACAACACTGACTGTTAATGGCGCAGCACTTAACGCATTTGGTGGCGGTGGCGGTGGCAACAAAGAAGCTGGTGGCGGCGGCGGAACAACCGGCGTAGGTGGTCGGCCTACATCGGGTGCCCCTGTTATTAATGCCAACCCTGTTTCTTTAGGGCGAGGCGCAAGCGATGCGAACACAACTGGCCCTAATTTTGGTGTTTTTCATGGCGGCGGCGGCGGCAGTGGATTACAAGGCGAATCTGGCGGTGGGTCTATATACGGCGGCGGCGGCGGCAGTAACGGCGGCGCCGCTGGTGCGCTTTCTATTTTCGGCGGTGCCGGTGGCGCTGGTAGTGGTGCTGCTGCCGGTGGCGCTGGTGTTCAACCCGGTGGCGGTGGCGGCTCAAGTTCTGCCTCTAACCAAAATGGCGGCGCTGGCGCTGCTGGTAAAGCTGTCATAACTTGCTGGTAAGGAGAAAAATCATGGCATTAAACGACTACGCTTATTACAACAAAACCACTGGCCTGATTGAGAATGTAATCTGGCTGGATACTGACGCTATAGACACGCTGGTTGATTTCCCGCCAGAGGGCTTTGCCATCGTAGACATTCCAACCGGCGGTATTGCCGGAGCATGGTCAATGTGCGGTATTGGCTGGTCTTATATTAACGGTCAATTTGTAGAGCCACCAGAGCCTGAGCAACCTCTAGAGCAACTTGCTGCTGCGGCGCGTTCAAAGCGCGACAGTTTATTGGCTCAAACAGATTGGACGCAAGCTGCTGATGTACCGCAAGCTACAAAAGATTTGTGGTCGCCCTATCGTCAAGCATTGCGGGATGTGCCGCAGCAATCAGGCTTTCCAATTGAGATTGTTTGGCCTGTAAAACCATGACCGAAGACATTACTCATCGAGAAATCTACGACCGCTTGGTGGCTGTCGAGGTTAAGGTGGATGCCTTGACCGAAAACACCAAGGATGTGACGGCGGCATTTGTTGCGGCCCAAGGTGCATTTAAGGTGCTAGAGACACTCAGCCGCATTGCTAAGCCCCTGCTCTGGCTTGGAGGCCTGTTTGTGGCGGCTGCGGCCTTCTGGGATAACTTTAAGGCACGCTGATATGGACGCGCTGCCGCCAATACCGCCAGCAGCGCAAGCGCCAGCACCAGTATTTGAGTGCATAAGATGGTCATGGAGTTCTGATAGGCTAGATGTTTGGTGCTTAAAATGGCGCGAAAAAAACAAACCAGAGCCAAAAAAAGTTTCAGAGGTTGATGATGCTTGACCCATTTACAGCACTTGCAGCAATTACAACAGCCGTTAAGCTAGTAAAGACTGCGGCGCAAACAGTCAAAGATGTTGAATCGCTTGGGCCAGTATTGGGCAAGTTTTTTAGCGCCAAAAGTGATGCGGTCAAAGTCATAGCGCAATCCAAAGGCAAAGGCTTCAAAGGCAGCGCAATGGGCAAGGCCATTGAATTGGAGCTTGCCATCGAACAAGCGCGGGTTTTTGAAGAAGAAATCAAGATGCTGTTTTTCCAGAGCAATAAAATGGATGTGTGGGCAAAGATAGTTGCCCGTGCAAACAGCATTGACAAAGAGGCGGCGCACGATGCGCGGCGTGAGCGCGAGGCTGCGGCAAAGCACAAAAAAGAAGTTGATGAAGTCATTGAATTAGTCTTGCTGGCGCTTGTCTTTTTCATCATGGTTGGAGCAATAGGTTACTTTGTCGTTGGCATACTAGAGCAATGCGGAGGTCGGTGCTAATGGCAAGCGATGAGCGCCTTAACTTAGTGGACAAGGTGCTGGCGTATGTGTCCAGCCCGTTCCGTCTGTTTGCAATGGTACTGATGGCTGTCCTGACCTTTGCTGGCTACTTTGTATATACAAACCAAGAGCTGCTGATTGGTGCTTATAAAGAATCAAAAAAGATTCCATCAATTGCTGAAGATCGCGTAGAGGATGCAGCCGCGCATTTGTTTAAGCAAACCGGCGCTGTAGTTGTCGCAGTGTTTAAGGTCAACAGCATGTTTGGTACGCGCATACTGCACAGGGCTTACACCAGAGAGGGCAGGGAAAAGGCAATGGATGGGCTAGATGTAGGCTT